TCTCTTGAGCCCAAGTCTTTGCTTTTGCTAAGCGGACGGCATCGGCGACTGCCGCGTCACTAATTGCCGAAACATTGAGACCAAACTCCCGCGCGGCAGCCAGATTGGCGGCCGTCAGGGTGATATTAGTGCGTTGCTTCTCTGATGTGGCGTGCTGCATTGGGCTCTCCTGATACATACCAAACATACACACTCACAGTGTGCTAGGCAAGTGAGTCTCATGACCCTCGATGATCTAAAATCTCGCCACAGCGCGCTGCTGGCCGCGCGCTACAGCGGCACACGGTCGGTCAGCTATGATGGCAAGACCGTGACCTATGGCTCAGATGCCGAACTCGCGGCCGCGATCGGAGATATCGAACGGCGCATCGCCAAACTTGAGCGCGGCGCGGGGCGCGTGTTGCGCCCGCACGCCGTGAAGGACCTGTGATGAACTGGCGGCAGCGTTTGGGGGCTTTCATCGGTGGCTTTGATGCGGGTCAGCATCATCGGCGCTTGCGCGGGTTCCAGGCGACACGGGCCCATGTCAACGCGCTGATCGCCGCCTCTGGCCCCGACATCACCGCCCGCGCCCGCTGGCTGGTACGCAACAATGGCTATGCGGTGAACGCTGTGGAAAGCTGGGCCGCGAATACGGTTGGCGACGGCATCAAGCCGATATCAAAAATAGGGGACGCCGCGCGCAAGGAAGAGCTGCAACGCCTCTGGCACGCCTGGACCGACGAGGCTGATGCGGAGGGGCTGACAGATTTTTATGGGTTGCAGCGCCGCGCCGCCCGCGAGGTGTTTCTGGCAGGCGAAGTGTTCTTCCGGATACGCATGCGCCGCCCAGGCGATGGGCTGACCGTCCCCCTCCAGCTGCAGATGTTGCCTGCGGAGATGTTGCCACTGGAGCAAACCGGCATCGCCGCGAACGGCAATGCCATCCGGCAGGGCATCGAGTTCGACCGCATCGGACGGCGCGTGGCTTATCACTTTTTCCGTCGCCATCCTGGTGACAGCACAGATCCGGGGTTGGCAGGAGATATCGTCCGCGTGCCCGCCTCGGAGGTCATCCATGTCATTGATCCTGTTGAGGGCGGGCAGCTGCGCGGTGTGTCGAAACTGGCGCCCGCCATCGTGAAGCTGTTCCTGCTCGATCAGTACGACGATGCTGAACTGGACCGGAAGAAGGTCGCGGCAATGTATGCAATGTTTGTCACCTCGCCTGCGCCGGAGAACCCCCTTGCCTCGTTGGAGGATGAGGAAATGCCTGCAGGCGTCGAGATCAGCCCGGGCCAGATTGTGCGGCTCGATCCAGGCGAGGACGTGACCGTCGGCCAGCCCGCTGACAGCGGGGCAACCTATGAGCCATTCCAATATCGGACCTTGCTGCAGATCTCGGCCGCACTGGGGATCCCGTATCCCTACCTCGCCAATGACATGGTGAAGGGGAACTTCTCGAACTCGCGGCTCGCCCTGATCGAATTCCGCCGCCGCGTCTCGGCCTGGCAGCACTCCGTCATGGTCTATCAGCTCTGCCGCCCCGTCTATGCGCGATGGATGGATGCAGCGGTGCTGTCGGGCGCGCTGACCCTGCCCGGCTATGAGGCCAACCGCGTGCAGCTACTCACAGCGGATTGGCTGCCCATGAAATGGGACTGGGTCGATCCGCTCAAAGACGCCAATGCCGAAATCGCCCAAATCGAAGCAGGGCTGAAATCGCGCACGCAGGCCATCGCCGAGCGTGGTTATGACGCCGAACAGGTTGATCGCGAGATTGCGGCAGAGAGGGAGCGCGAGCGCACACTGGGCCTCGATTTCCGCCGCCCGGGCTCGCCCGCGCAGGGCGTGCAGGCGGTGACTGTTAACGACGACGACAGCGAAGATGATGATGGCAGCGATGACACCGCCGATGACGTGACAGCGCGTTCTCGCACCGAAGAGGACCAATCCTGATGCTCCACGCCCGCATTGCCGCGCGCGCGTTCAACGCGCCGCTGCTGGTTGAACCCTCCAAAGCCATGGCGTTTCTGTCCGGACTTGGGCCGCGCATCCTTGGCCGGCAGGTCGAACTGTCAGGCAGTGATGTGACCGATGCGCCCGGTGCCGCCGCCCTACCCGCCCGCGCCAGCATTCTCGCAGGGAACCTCACCGAGCGCCTGCGCCAACATGGCGACGCGCCCTACCCGGTTGTCGATGGGATCGCTGTGATCGAGATCGCGGGCGTGCTGATCCATCGCGGCAGCTGGATCGGCCAATCCTCCGGCCAGACCAGTTACGAAGGGATCGCAGCACAGATCAACGCCGCAGCCAGCGATCCGGCCGTCCGCGGCATCGCGCTGGACATCGACAGCTTCGGCGGTGAAGTGGCAGGTGTTTTTGACTTGGCGGATCGCATTCGGGCTATTCGGGGCAGTAAGCCAGTCTGGGCCTTTGTCGCCGAACACGCTTTCTCGGCTGGCTATGCGCTGGCCAGCCAAGCTGATCGCATCCTGCTGCCACGCACCGGTGCGGTCGGCAGCATTGGCGTTGTTGTGATGCATGCCGATCTCAGCAGCCAGCTAGATCAGGACGGCGTGCGCGTAACGCTAATCCATTCGGGTCAGCATAAGGTCGATGGCAATCCTTACGCACCGCTGCCCGAAGAGGTGCGGGACGATATCCAGCGAGAAATCGACGTGCTGCGCTTTCTGTTTGCCGAAACGGTCGCTGCCGGCCGCGCTGGTAGGCTTAGCCCGGAGGCAGCACTGGCGACCGAGGCCGCAACCTATCGCGGGGCGGATGCTGTGGGCGCAGGCCTCGCCGATGAGGTCATTGATCTTACACGCGGCTTTGCCCGCTTCCGCGAAAGCCTGTCCACCCCGTCCCCAAACGCGCGGCTGCCGCGCGCAACTCATCCCCGACCAAAGGAGGCCGCCATGAGCGCCAACACAAATACCGCACAGGACAGCGAAGACCTCACCGAGACCAAAGACTTCGCACAAGAAAACCCAGATGAAACATCAGACACACTGCCTGATCCCGGCGAAGTGCCCCAGCAACAATCAGCACCCGCACCGACAGCTGCGGTGCCCACCCAGACGCAAACGGCAACGCAGCCGAGCAATCTGGCAGAACTATCGGCGCAACTGCGCGAAGCCGCGGCAGAGATTACCGAGATCGCGGCACAGGCCAGTCGCCTCGGCATTGCAATTGACGCTGCGAAAGCACTCCGCGAAGGCACCACCCCAGAAGCTTTGCGTCGGCTGGTTCTGGAGCGCGCCAGCGCCGCAGCCGATGCCCGCGATATCGTCGCAGCCCCGCCGTCACCCATTCTCCCCAAATCCGCTGAAAGCCCGATTGTGGCTGCCGCGAAGAAGGCCGCCTCAGCTGGCAGCAGGCACTGAAACACCGCGCTCAGAGCCTGACGCCCCGCCACCTAATCCTCCGCCGGTCCTCCCCGGCGGGGGATTTCTTTTTGACCCTCAATCCTTTGGAGATACCCCATGTCCGTCCTGACCCAACCGTCCTCCATGGGCGATGTGCTCAAATACGAGCTGAACCCAAACTTCACCCGCGAAACGATCACCCTGCTGGCGGGCGCCGCCTATCCCGTTGGCGCCGTGCTCGGCCGGATTACCGCCAGTGGCAAATACAAGCTTGCGACTTCGGGTGGCACAGATGGTGCGCAAACCGCAGCGGCTGTTCTGCTCTACGCAGCTGATGCCACATCCGCCGACGCGGCTGGATTGGTTGTCATGCGCGGCCCGGCCATCGTCTCGAAAGCAGCGCTGGCCTTTGATACCACCGTCGATGACGCAGCGAAGATTGCCACCAAGCACGGCCAGCTCGCAGCACTTGGCATCATCCCGCGCGAGACAGCCTGATCCAGCAGATGGCTCGTTCTTACCATCGCGCTTGCGCGCATCACCCCCTCAATCCCCCGGAGTTTCCCCATGACCATCACCCGCAACCCGTTTGATGCGGGCGGCTATTCGCTCGCCGAGATGACGCAGGCCATCAATATCCTGCCCAATCTCTACACCCGCCTTGGCCAGATTGGCCTGTTTCGCTTTGAGGGTGTTACGCAACGCTCCATCGTGATCGAGCAGCGCGAGGGCGTTCTCAGCCTTCTGCCCTCCGTGCCGCTGGGTGCGCCGGCCACCGTAGGGAACCGCGAACAGCGGTCTATGCGGTCCTTTGCCCTGCCGTGGATCCCACATGACGACGTCATTCTGCCCGCCGACATCCAAGGCATGCCCGCGCTGGGCCTATCGGACGCGGCCGACCCGCTGGTCGAGGTGATGAACCGCAAGCTGACACTCATGCGCCGCAAGCATGCCCAGACCCGCGAATACATGGAAATGAACGCGCTCCGCGGCATCGTGAAGGACGGCGCAGGCACCACGCTTTACGACTACTTTGTCGAGTTCGGTCTGGAGAAGATCTCGGTCGACTTTGTCTTTGGCACCGCTGGCACCAATGTGCAGGGTAAGGTCCGGAACGTCCTGCGCGCCATGGAAGACAACCTGCTGGGCGAGACCATGACCACCGCGCATGCACTGGTCAGCTCAGAATTCTTCGACAAGCTGATCAGTCACCCAAAGACCGAAGAGGCCTATAAGTTCTTCTCGGCCACCGGCGGCCAGCCGCTGCGCGAGGATATGCGCCGCGCCTTTCCCTTCGCCGGCATGCTGTTCGAAGAATATAACGGCTCTGTCACCCTCTCGAACGGCACATCGGAACGTCTAATCCCCGCAGGCGAAGGTATCGCCTTTCCCATCGGCACCTTTGACACCTTCACCACCTATGGCGGCCCTGCCAACTTGCTGGAGACCGCCAATACGATCGGGTTGCCGCTCTATGCGCGCCAGATGATCGACGCCAAAGGCCGCTGGATCGATCTGATGACGGAAAGCTCGATCCTGCCGGTCAACAAGCGGCCGCGCATGGCGATCCGTTTGCACTCTGGCAACTGAGGCTGAGCCTTCATGACAGCTTTTGCAGGCGCGCTGGATCTCCTCTTCGCTGATCCGAACCTTGCCCATGAAGCATGGCATCGTGACAGCGAAGGGCAGTTCACCCGTATCCGCATTATCCCCCGTCGCAGTGATGATGTGACCACGTTCGGAGCCGCGCGTCTTGTCTCG